TGAACGGGCGCATGAACGCAGACATTGTATTACTTAAAGTAGCCTAAAACCCCGAATCCTGTTATAAATAACATATAACAGGATTTTTCATGGCTCAATATACAGTACCTGATACTACACCAATAATAGACACTAACCTGACGGCTTTTAATAGCCTTCCTACCAAGAGTCTATTCAATGCCAATACCGGCACGGGATCTGGCCCTATACAGTTTGACACTACAACATTACCTACTAGCGATAAAAAACGTGCAGAAATCGTAGACTATGTACGTATGCGTTTAGGCGACGGCTTAGTTGATGTTGAACTGGAACAAGAACACTATGAAATGGCCATTAATCAGGCCCTAACCAAGTATCGTCAACGTGCTCAGAATTCAACAGAGGAAAGTTATTGCTTCCTAGACCTATTGCCCGAGACACAGGAATACATACTGCCCAAAGAGATCATGACAGTACGTGCAGCATATCGTCGTGGTATTGGAAGTGTGACCGGCACCACTGCTAGTATGTTTGAACCCTTTGCCTCGGGTTTCTTGAACACATACATGTTACAGGCCGGCCGTGTTGGTGGACTAGTAAACTACGAACTATTTGTAGACTATCAGAAACTGACTCAAAAGATGTTTGGCGGACTGTTAAATTACACATTTAATCCGGCTACTAAGAAACTGACTATTGTTCGTAAAATGCCACATGGTTACGGCGGATCAACCGGTCGTGACAACAATCAAAACCCTTATGAGAGTGTGCTGCTTTGGGTATATAACACCAAACCTGATCAAATGATCATGAGCGACCCTTATGCTTACCCTTGGTTACAGGAGTATGCTTACAGTTTTAGTAAGCGTATCTTAGGGCAAGCCTATAGCAAGTTTAGCCAAATTGCTGGACCACAAGGTGGCGCTACATTAAATGGTACTGCTATGCTCAGTGAAGCACAAGCCGAAATGGATAAGTTAGAAGAAGAACTTAAACAATACGTAGATGGTAGTCAACCCTTAACTTGGGTAACCGGATAAGTTGACAAGTGTGCTAGAAATATACTAAAATGCTCTGTAACAGGAGCATTTTTTATGATTATAGGAATCTGCGGATTAATTGGTGCTGGCAAAGATACTGCCGCTGACTATTTGGTTGGGTTTCATGGGTTTCGTAGAGACAGTTTTGCCAGCACATTAAAAGATGCAGTGGCCGCGGTCTTTGGTTGGGATCGAGAACTACTCGAAGGACGTACTCCTGAAGCACGGGCCTGGCGCGAGCGTGTAGATCCCTGGTGGGCCGAACGTTTGAATATGCCTAACTTGACACCACGTTGGATTCTACAGTATTGGGGCACAGACGTTATTCGTAATCACTTTCACGATGATATTTGGATTGCGGCCTTAGAATCTAGACTAGCACGACGTACAGATCACACAGTTATCAGTGATGTACGATTCCCCAATGAGGTTAAAGCAATCAAAGCACAAGGTGGTAAAGTAATCTGGATACAGCGTGGTGCTATTCCACATTGGTATGAACTGGCTTCTAGAGCAAACAGCGGAGATAACAAAGCTCGAGAATGGTTAGATAAAGAAGGAATTCATGCCAGTGAATATTCCTGGGCCGGCACTGAGTTTGATCAAATTGTTGTTAACAACGATAGTATTGGTCAACTATACGATCAGATTAAAAATCTGGTACAAGAGGACCTTGTCGCCAAGGCATCTTAGACTTAGAAACCTCATGGGCACAGTTCAAGCAGACTGTTTTAAGGTTAAAGTGATTGTTATTTTTTAAGTTACTGTCGGCATAGAATACTGCACTCTGTTCAGGAAACTTAAACTTAAACCCGCACCGTTCACAGGCGGGTTTTTTTCTGTACCCACTTTTATACCAAGCTGGTATTTCTTTGTGCTTTCTTCCAGCACGGCTACACACATCACATACTCGTCTATAGTGAGTAATGTCTTCTCGAATGTAATTTACGGCAACTGGACGCTGGTTGCAGTTCGGGCATATTTTACGTTCCATAGTGTATTTATTGCTTGACCTTTGCAAAGGGCATCGTAAACACCCAAAAATACAGTTATATTATAAATATCAATAACAGTATATAAAGGAAAGTTACTATGGCATTAGTATCCCCAGGTTTACAATTAACCGTAACAGATGAGAGTCAGTACATCAGCAACGCAGTCGGCACAACACCACTGGTGCTTATGGCCACTGCAGAAAACAAAACTATCAATGGAGCACTAGCAACTGGTACAACAGCCACAAATGCAGGCAAGTTGCAAATTTTTGGTAGCCAGCGCGAATTGAGCACTGCAATGGGATATCCAACGTTCCAACAAAGTTCAGCCGGAACACCATTGCACGGTGACGAGCGTAACGAATATGGCTTAATGGCTGCTTACAGTGCATTGGGCGTGAATAATCAATTGTATGCAATTCGTGCCGACATTGACCTAGATCAATTGGCAGGAACCAGTGTTCGCCCCACTGCACCAGTTGCAGATGGAACATATTGGTTTGATGTAGCAGACAGCACATTTGGTATCTACGAATGGGACGCAGAACTACAAGAGTTTGTTGAACAAATGCCGATCATTATCAACGATGCTACAAACACAGTAAGCACTACACAAGGTGCCTTAAACGGCATCCCAGCCCCAATTCAAAGTTTGGGCGCAATGGGCAGTTATGCTGTTGTTACTAGCGAAATCAGTAATAGAATATTCCACAAAGTTGGTGATAAAATTGGATCAATTGATCCAAACAGTACCAAAAATACTTGGGTATTGGTTGGAACACCCAAGTGGCATGCATCGCATCCTACTGTGATTGGTACTGCATCTAATCCTACATTAACTAATGCTAGTAATTTAAAGATTAATAGTACAACAGTTGCCTTAGGTGGTACAACTGCACTTGCATTTGCCGCCAACATTAATACTGCAGCAATTACAGGTGTCACTGCCGACGTTGTTGACGGACACTTATATCTTTACAGTGATAGCACAAGTACTGGTATAGCAGCCGGTGACGGTAAAATTAAAATCGAAACTGCCTACAGTGGAACAGGTAATACTGCACTGATCAGCGCATTGGGATTAACGTCCGGCACTTATGCAGCCCCAGAAGTAGCATACGGCGATTTTGCTAACGTTCCATATTGGACATCAAACGACTCAACTCCAAGACCAGACGGCAGCGTTTGGTTCAAAGCCGGAGCCACTGGTGGCGGCGCCAACTTTGTAATTAAGAAGTACAACGCTACTACAGATTCTTGGACTAACCAAGCTGCTAATTTCTACTATACAGAAAATGCAGCCATATACGGTCTAGACCCAACTGGCGGCGGTTTGAACATACCTGTTGGCGCATTATATGTACGAGAAGACTTATCTGGTACTAGTGCAGCATTGTCATACGGGTCTTACAGAATAAAAGTTAGAACAGTGGCTGGAACTGTTAGTGCAGTTGGTACAACAACATCAGGAACACCGTTTACTAATCTTGCAACATTTAGATTAATAACAACTGCCCCCGGTACATCTGCTGCTACAACCTACACCCTTACAATTCGCGGTACAGGATTAACTGATTTTGTAAATGCAGTAAACTCTACAAATATACCATACGTAGTAGCATCAATTGACACTACTGGTGGTATTAAATTGACACATACTGCTGGTGGCGACATTACAATTGGGCAAATTGCCGGACAACCTGATTTTGCAGCATTAGCTGGATTTACGCCAGGTGCAACAAATGTTTACGGTATCGCAACTGCTGTAACCATTGGCGGTTGGGACAATTTAACATATATCCCCGAATTTACAACACCAGTTGCTGATCCTGCAAACGGAACATACTGGTATTACAGTGATCCAACAGTGGTTGACGTTATGGTCAACACCGGCAGTGCCTGGAAAGGTTACTTAGTTGCTGGAACTGATTTGCGTGGATATTCTTTATCTACTACAGATCCAATGGGTGTAATTGTGTCTGCAAGTAGACCAACTACACAGTCTGACAACACACCCCTGGTACCAGGAGATCTTTGGTTAGATACAAGTGATTTAGAGAATTGGCCTAAGTTAAGCCGCCATAATGGAGTTAGTTTTGTCCAAATTGACAACACAGATCAAGTTGGACAAAACGGTATCTTGTTTGCTGATGCTCGTTGGGACACAGACGGTACAACAGATCCTGCGGCCGACAACGAAACATCGATTGTTGATCTACTGTCAAGCAACTACACCGACTTGGATTGTCCTAATCCAGCATTGTATCCACGTGGTATGTTGTTGTTTAACACACGCCGCAGCGGCTACAATGTTAAGAAGTATGTAGAAAACTACTATTCGATTGAAGCAAATGCCGTTTCTGTATGGAACAGCAGTACAAGTTACAGCTTAGGACAAAAAGTCTATTATGGTTCAACAATTTATGTTTCGATCTACAATGGCTCGGCTTCTAACCATAACCCAACAAGTGCTCCAACATACTGGGCAACATTGACAACAAATGCTTGGGTAAGTTCAAGTGGATTGAAGTCTGACGGAAGCCCATACGCAGGACATAACGCACAACGCCAAATTGTTGTTGCGGCTATGCAAAGCGCATTGTCTTCGAGTACTGAGATCCGTGAAGAACAGTTTAAGTTCAGCATAATCTGTGCACCTGGTTATCCAGAATTAATTGACGAAATGGTTTCATTGAATAATGATCGTGCTAACACAGCATTTATTATTGGCGATACACCAATGCGTCTAAGCACAAATCCAGTTAACATCATTAATTGGAGTAACAACAGTGATGGTACTGGATTATCAACTGCTGATCCTTACTTGGCTGTTTATTACCCAAGCGGGTTAAGCAGTGACTTAGGTGGAAATACCATTATGGTTCCACCAAGCCATATGGCCTTGCGTACATACTTGTACAACGACAACGTGGCTTATCCGTGGTTTGCACCAGCCGGTACACGTCGTGGACTAGTAAGCAATGCAACAGATCTAGGCTACTTGAATACTACAACTGGCGAGTTTAATCGCAGTGGTATTAATACTGCTTTACGTGATACATTGTATGCCAACAAGATTAACCCAATTACAATTATTCCAGGAATTGGTTTAGTTGTATGGGGACAGAAGACTCGTGATCCAAACACCGAGTCAATGGACCGTGTAAACGTAAGCCGTTTGGTAAACTATATCCGTACAATATTTGCCAGTGCTGGTAATGCGTTCTTGTTTGAACCTAACGACAAGATCACACGTGATCAGTTCGCAGCTATATTAAATCGTGCATTGAACGATCTAGTTGCAAAACGTGGTATTTACGACTACTTGGTAGTCTGTGATACAACAAATAACACACCAGATCGCATTGCAAATAACCAATTGTATGCTGATGTTGCTATTGAGCCAATGAAAGATGTTGAGTTTATTTACATTCCAATTCGCTTGTATAACCCTGGTGACATAGCCACTTTAGGTAGCAAGTAAATCAGATAAATAAAGTATACAGGAGAACAATATGGCAGTAGCCTCATTAACAAACTTTACAGTACCCTTAGCCGGTGGCGCCAGTGCCAGCAGCCAAGGTCTGTTGATGCCAAAATTAAAATACAAGTTCCGTTTGAGCTTTATTAACTTTGGCGTAAGCTCAGCAAACACAGTTGAACTAACTAAACAAGTAATAGACGTAAAGCGTCCTAGCGTACAGTTTGGTGATATCACAATTGATGTGTATAACAGTAAAGTAAAACTAGCCGGTAAGCCTGAATGGCAACCTATTACAGTTAACTTACGTGATGACGTAGGTGGTAACGTTAGTAAAATGGTTGGCGAGCAGTTACAAAAGCAATTTGACTTCCAAGAACAAGCCGCAGCAGCTGCTGGTATTGACTATAAGTTCCAATTACAGTTGGACGTCTTAGATGGCGGTAACGGCGCACGTACTCCTGTAGTATTAGAATCATGGGAACTATATGGTTGCTACTTACAACAAGTTGACTACGGTGATATGAACTACGGATCTGGCGCAGACCCAGTTACAGTTGCATTGACAATTGTTTACGATAACGCAGAACAAACCCCACAAGGCGGACAAACTGCTGGTGTTGGATTTGGTGCTACAATTTCTCAAACAATTGGCGCTATCACAGGTTAATACAACCAAAAACAAAAGAACCCGCTCAGGCGGGTTTTTTTATGGATAAATATTATATAACAGGACTATAACTATGAGCATGGTTGATGATGTATTACGGGGT